GTTACCGGATCAACAGCCGTGATCGTCGCCACATCCTTCGCACGCACATCGCCAGCACCCGCCGCACCAATCGGCAACGACAACTCCGGCTTCTCCTCACCCAACACTTGACCGGCAGCCTCAACCTTGAACACACGCGCCGTCGTGAACTTCAGACGACACTTCCCCGAGTACACGATGACCGTCGTAGGCGTATTCAAACCCGTCGCAGGATCCACCGTCGACCCCGTTTCGCGGGTGATCTCGCATGTGTCCGTCATACGCAACTCGGCCTGCTTACGACCCATCAAAGTGGCGCCGGCCTGCAAACTCATCGGGTCGTCACCACATAACCAGTACGAGCACCGAACTGTTGCCGCAGCAACGCAATGTTCCGATCCGAAAGGGTCATGCCGGTCAGGTCGCCCGCATCCGCGAACGCCACCTTGAAATCATCCAAAGCGACCGACGACAACCCTCCCGCGGTCAAACCAAGCCCCTGCTCCACAGTGAGCAAAGCCTGGGAGACGAGTACGCACGCCCACCGTTTCAACGAATCTGGCGGCGTCAAATACCCGTACGTGAACGTCACATCCACCGGGTCGTCACAATCAACCCAAATGCTGTTATCCCGTTGCGTGTACGCCACAGCAACACCATCACGAGTCACCGCGCCGATCGACACCAGGGGCGGGTTCGGAATAACCACCTGCCCACCATCCGGGTAAGCGGTGAACGTGGAAGTAGATTGCGGGTAAACCTGCAACCCCAACACGTCATCACGGAGGTAGGCGGACGCGCTCTCCAACAGCCCAGTAATCCACGGCTGTTCATCAGCCGTGAACGTCCTATTGAGCAACAAGCCCAAATCTGCGTAGCTAGCGAACGCGTCCACCCGACACCCCTTTACGCGGTCTTCACACCAGCGACGACGAGCGCCTCCGGCTTCACAACCTTCGAACCGAACACGTGCAGCCCCTTCAGCGCGTCACCGAACCGCTTCTCCGGCTGGTAAGCGCGCGTCTCGAGGATCTGCTGCGCGAACGAGTGCGCAATCTGCGAACCCGCGATGACGAGCTTCGACGTTCCCGCCGCAACCGTCACCGCAGTGTTCACCGCGGCAGTCGTGTTGGCGCTCAGCGTCGCCGACGAACCATCCGACGCCACCGACGCCACAGTCGTGGACGCAGCAATACCCGTACCCGTCACGGCCGAACCAATGTCGGACTGCTGCCACGAGTTCGACGCTGACGTGAGCACCTTCTGACCCGAAGCGCCGGTCGCATCCGCCACCACATGGGAAGCGCCCACGGGGGCGTTGTTCGACTTGAAAATGCGGAACCCGGCCGCGTCACCAACCTGACCGTTGTGCAGCGCGTTCGTGCCCGACTCGTTCTGACGAATGAACCGGTCATCCAACTGAAGCTTCCCGTACACGGCGGGCGGCAGAACAATCCACCGCAGCTCCTCCGGCACGTTCGCCTCATCCAACGCCACAGACGCCGACACGAGCACCTTGTCGTACACGTCCGTCGCCGTGGACGTGACGTCGATCACGCCAAGCCCGGCACCAGCACCAGCGGCCATCTTCGCCGCCGCGAACTGGTCAGCCTTGTCGCGCAGCCCGAAAGCGGCACGACGGTTGGCCTCATCGAACGCAGCACCACCGTTACGGACCTGCGCCTTGTCGATGTCGTCAATGTAGAAGTTGAAACTGTTCGCCTGGTCGATGAGCAGGAGCTGCTCGTCATCCGTGATGGACTCCGGGTCGTCCAGGTTCGTGTTCCTGGTGTACGGGGTGATCGTCGGGTCGGCGATGTGCGTAATGTGCACGGTGTCGCCGTACTGGCTGATGTCACCCTCGTACTCACGGTTCGAGCAGGGGGCGCCGGCGTACACAAGCGACTTGTCAAGGGTGCGGTTCAGCAGCGCCGACCACACCTCGGGAATGAAATGGGTGAAAGCCATGATGGCTACTCCTTATTTGATGAGTCCTAACAGCCGGTCCAGTTGGCCGGCCGCTTTCGCGGTCTCGATCTGCTCGGGCGTCATCCGCTTCACGTCGTCGTGCGACAGTTGCGTCGCCTTCGACTCCTTGCCCTTCGCGCCCTGATCGGCGGAACCGTCGAAACGGTTCGGCCTCTGGGCGGCAAGGTGCGGTTTGCGGGTGAGCAGGTCAGTGATCGCTTCGTTCAGTGCGTCAGAATCGACATCGCCGTCATCGTTCACGTCGAAGTCGTCCAGGTTGATGTACAGGGCCGCGTCGGTCGGATCCGCGAGCTTGCCGGTAGCGGCAGCTTTCAACTCCGACTTTAGAATGCGGGCGTTCGCGGCTTTCGTCGCTTCCGTCCGCGCTTCCTGACGCGCCGTCTCGAGGGCTTGCTCATCGGCGGGCTTGTCCTTCAACGCCAACTCGGCCTTGATCCGGTCGAGTTCCTTCTGCGCGTCACGGGCTTTCTGGCGTTCAGCGTTGCGCTGCGCCTTCATCGCGTCGAGTGCTCTCTTGCCGGGATCGCCGAGAGCTTCCTGCCCCTCGTCGGTTTCCTCCGACTCGGTGTCCTGCGTTTCCTCAATCTGTTCGGTTTCCTCAGACGTTGCGTCATCGGCAATCGGTTCTGGCATGGCGGAATTGCTCCTTGTGTGAATAGGGAATGCAGCGTTGCGCTGCGGCCTTCCGCCAAAAAGCGGGAAGAATTTGGGCACAAAAAAAGCCCCCATTGCGGGGGCCCTTTCAGTATGCGTATCCGTAACGTTTGATCAGGTCCCGGAACCGTTCAGTGTCACCACCAGCCATATGCATGAGTTGCTCAGGCATGAGCCGGATCGTGGTGGTGCGCCGCAACCCATCGGAACGGGCAATCTCAGACCGGCCGAACTCGCCTCGAGCTGTGGTGCCCTCACCGGTCATGAACACTTTCAACGGGGAGCCGTCCGGCTTCCGCCCGATCGTTTTCGCCATCAACCGGCGCCCCGAATGCGGTGTGGGCGTGTAGTAGTGGCTGTTGTAGCCGATCCCGTACGCCCCGCGGCGCGCGTTCACAACTTTCACCGGGGACGCGCCCTGGCGGATTGCCTCAGCACCCGCCTTCGTGAACACCCGGTCCTGATCCGCCTTCGACAGAGACTCGAAATAGGCTTCAGGGGACGCGTGGAACCCGGAAGGTACCTTCTCCTTACCAGTCACCCGATCCACCTGCACAGGGGCAGCAGTGCACTGACAGGACACGTGGCGCAGGAACGCCGTCTCCGCAGACCAAATACCGGCCAGGATCGCGCACCTCGAGCACGCCGAACCACCCACCACACGCACATACTTCGTGTACGTGCGCGCCCGACCCAACGTGAAATCAGCCTGACGGCCCATATCCTGCAACGCCGCCGAAACCACCACAGCCAGAGCATTCGCACCCACCTGAAACGCCATCGCCGGCGCCATACCCCGACCGATCGCGGTTTTCGCAGTCGTCACGGCCGTGTACATGGCCGGTCCAACCTCGCGACCGTCCAACGTGACCCCAGCGAACGACTCCGGCGCCAACTGCACATCCGGTGTTGTGCGCCCATACGACCGATCAATGCCGTTCATGTACGGTGTCGCCAACGCGGCCGAAGCGGTTTGCGCTTTCACCACCTGGGCGACCATAGACGGGGCCAGGGCATCCCAAGAACCGTCCAACGTGTTCACGGACGCTTGCGACCACAACGACCGCACACGCCCAATCAGGACGTTCCCAATCTCAACCCGCTGCGCACGGTGCGCATCCGCAATCTGAGACTGAGCCGACACGATTACCCCTCAGCAGCAGGCGGCGCAGCATTGACGGCAGCCTGAACCCCGTATGACATGAGCCGGTCGGACTCGGCCTGCGCCATCTTCATGACCCGGCGAATATCCATCGGCTCAGTCCCGTACAACTCCAACAGGTACTCGAGCGGCAACCCAACAGACTTCAGTTTCACCATCATGTCCGCCAGTTGAGCCTCGGAACGGATCTCCGGGTTCATGTGAGTGACCTTCGCCAGCCGGGTCGCTTCAGCCAGCTTCTTGTCCCCCATCGCAAGGGCAATGAGCCGGTTCACTTCACGCAACGCCGGCTCGGCGAACGTCCAAAACTCGCCGACCTTCTTGTTCAGCCCAATCTCGGACGCCTTCAGGCCGTCACCGTTCACGTTCGACATGCCCGTCTTACTGACTAGGTACGTCGGCGGTGTCCGCGTCTGAGACGAAATGTGCCCCACCGCAACATCGATCGTTTCCGTGAAAATGTCCAACTTCGCGGCAGCCCACGAGTCGATCTTCGCGTTCGGGTCCGTCAAATAAAGGAGCCGCTTCTCGCGCAGCTCCTTCATTTCGACCGGCTTCTCGCCAACCTTCTTACCGAACGTCGGCGACTCCGGATTCTGGTCAATGATCGGAATCATCGGCGGGCCCGAACCCAACACCACACGGGCATCCATCGACGCGTAATCCGCCGCGAGGAACAGGTACGCCCACAACAGGTTGATCGCATCCTGCATGGGCATGACACGCGCAATCTCAGACCTCGGGTCGCCCTTCAGTGAAGGCCGGTTCGGGATCTCCACCACCGGCACCTCGCCCAGCGGATTCTTCAACGGCCACGTCTCACCCGCCACCACGCGCGGAATCCAGCCACCGTCCGACGAATACGCAGTGCGCCCCTGCTTCGCCTGCGAATCCAGGTCAGTCGTGATCTTCGTCTTCGGCCGCTCATACTTCCAAATCGAACCCGCCGTGTACAAAGTCGCGTACTCCGTGACCTCATCCACCCACGTTTTCAACGCAGCCTTACGAATACGCGGATTAGCCCAGTCGTACTCAATCTCAACATTCGACGGGTGCTCCCACGTCACCACCGGCTGATCCGTGATCGCATCACCCCACACGATCACGAACGAACGCTCAGCCGTCAAAGTGGTAACCCACCCCTGCGACGCTTGCATGTCCATCTCGTTGCGCAACCAATGCTCATGCAACGCCGCAGTAGCCCGCTTCATGCCCTTGAACGTCATCCCCGTGTACCGGATACGCTCAGCCTCAGCATCCACCACAGGGGCAGCCCAGTTATCCGAGAAAGACGAATAACGGGCCGCATTCGCCGCCCGCCACTCCTCAGTAGCAAACGACAACGGCTGATCCCCGTCGTAATACTTCTCCTGCGTCTCAATCGACGGACGCCGATAATTCAGACGCGTGTAAATCCTGACCACCAAACGGAGGGCTTCGGTTGCATCCAAAGTCGGACCTCCTAGTAGTATACGTAATGCTCAGGCTCAACCGCTAACGCCCCATCAGCGATCGCGTCCATCGTCGCTTCATGTGCCAACGTGCGAGACATGGCAATATCAATCTTTTGATGCTCAGCGGGCTTCCCGATGATGTACTTCTCACCCGGCCGGGCACGCACCACCGCGTTCCGGAAATGCGTGCGCGCCTGCTGATCCCCGTCATGCCGGAACGACGAATCCGGGTTCTGAATATCCCCACGAATCCGCTCCAACGCACCATGCATCCGAGTCACCTGGTTCGTCGGCCACTTGACGTACTTCTTCT